GTCGGCATGATCAGCCCAGTCGCCAGGAGCGGCCTTCTGACAGGTAGCAGCCATGCACCTCGGTGCCGGCCTTGAGAGCAGCCTTTAGGGCCACGCGATCCACCTGCACCGTGGTCTTGGTGCGCTGGTATTCGACGGGCAGATCCTCAGGAATCATGTCGTCTTCGATTTCGACCGTGGTGACCTTGGTGCTCTTCAGTTGGTGGCTGGCCAGGTCAAACTTCGTGGCCGTCGGGTCAAGGAACAAGAGCCGATCGACCAGCTTGTCCGTCATGGCATCGGCCTTGCGCTCGTCGGCCTGGGCCAGGGCCACCAAGCGAGCGGAATGGGCGCGGCGGGCAGCGGCCTGATCACGAAGACGATCAATCACCCAGCACCAGGCATCAGCCTTGGCCAGCAGGGCGTCCTTGGCATCTTCACCGGCAGCCAGCAGGGCCTCCAGCTCGGCGGTGGCGGCTTCAACAACTTCGGGGTCGTCGCTAACCAGGCCCTCAGCGGCCTCTGAGATGGCAACCTCCAGTCGGTAGGCATCACCAACAAGGCCATAGAGGCTGGTTGCCTGCGGGGTGGCCTGCTCGGCGGCGGGAGGGCGGGTGGCAGTGGCGGTCATTGGTGGTGTTTCGCATTGACCTAGGTACGGTAGCATTTGGAAACCGCAACGGCCAAGGCCAGCGGCTGGCTCGGCACGGCTCTTGATCATCACCACGCGAGAGCACCACCAATGGCAACCGCCACCAAAGCAAAAGCAGCACCGGCCGCAGAAGAGGCCATCTCAATCAAAGCCCCGGACTTCCGGCGAATCGACATCAACATCAGGGGCACCAGCCCACTTGTTGTCAACCGGTTCAGCGCCAAAGCGATCGAGATGATGCGGGCCACCCAGGAGGCTGGAAGCAGTGCCAGGGGCAAAAAGGTGCGCGAGCCGAAGGATTTCAATGCCCTGTTCGAGAATGCCAAGCACATTTCTGCGGAGGGTTGGGAGGGCATTCACGCTGCCGCTTTCAGAAACGGTGCGATCTCCGCGTGCAAAACGGTGGGCGTCAAGATGACCCACGCCAAGCTCGCTTTCAGCGTTTTTGCTGACGGGTTCGACAAGGTGGATGGCGCCCCCCTGGTGCGTCTCACCGAAGGAGAGGCTGAACAGTGGGTGGCCCCAACGCGGAATGCCACGGGCGTGGTGGATCTGCGCTGCCGGCCGATGTACCGGGAATGGGCCGCCGTCCTGCGGATGCGTTACGACGCCGGCATGTTCAGCTCAACCGATCTTGTCAACCTGATCAGCCGGGTGGGCCTCCAGGTCGGCATCGGCGAAGGAAGGCCCGACAGCAAGGCATCTGCCGGCCTGGGCTTTGGGCTGTTCGAGATCATCTGAGGATCAATCACGGCCTTGGTGGCGGTCATGCCGTTGCCCGGGCCTGGCATCGCAGGTTAGGCAACGTGCGTCGTTTCAAGGATTCGCAGGGTTTCGCAGGCGTGGCACGCTCAGGTTGGACCGGAATGGCCGGCATGGTTTTGCAAGGCACGGCCTGGCCAGTTATGGCCGGCTAGGCGTGGCCTGGGGTGGAAACCATTGGCGCGGCTGGCTAGGCGTGGTCGGGCTATGCAAAGCACGGCAGCGCAGGCGTGGCGAGGTGAAGACAGGACTGAATTGGCACGGGTTGGCAGGCAAGGCACCGTGGGCAAGGCTTGGGCGCAGTGGACCGAATTGGCGTGGCCGGCAAGGCTTCTTGGGCACGGACAGGAAAGGAGCGGCAGGCGAGGCAGCGATGGCTGGACTAGGTTCGGCCTAGACAGGCAGGCGAGGTAGGCGAGGAATGGCACCCCAAGGTGTCGCAGGCATGGCGTGACGATGCGGGACGCGGTAGTGAATGGCCAGGGATCGCAGGCATGGCCCGAAAGGCGGGGATCGGCAGTACCGGGAACGGGACGGCAGGTGTGGCGAGGTGTGGAGTTGCCAGACCAGGAGCGGCACGGCAGGCATGGCTTCGTTGGCATGGCTTGGTAGACACGGAATAGCTAGGCAGGCGTGGAGTGATCCGGCATTGCCCGATTGGGCACGGCCAGGCAGGCGAGGTCTGACTAGGCAAAGTAAGGCAAGGTTCGGCCAGCGAGGTGTGGTTTGACTAGGCAAGGCCCGGTTCGGCCGGCGTGGCCTGGCTTGACGGTGCAAGCAACCGCAAGGCGTGGCTGGCGTTGCCGTTGCCAAATTGCAGCAGAATGGGGGCATGAATGGGCCCCCTCATTCCCTATCCCCTGATCAATGAACTTCACTAAAGCGCAGACAGAGTACACCTTCCGCATCGAGGATGGTGATGAAACTCTCGGCATCGATGCCCAGACCGCCGGCAGCGAACTGGACCGGATCCGCCAGCGCGATGGCACGATCATCCCCGCTGTGGTTGTCGATGAGGCCAGGCCCGAGGAGGCCCCCCTTCACCCGGCCTTTGAGTGGCGGGATTCCGTTGCTGCCGAAAACTAACGGCAGCACCAGGCCAGCACGCTCATCAAGGTGGTTCGGGTGGTGCCTGCCGCCCCTCAGGAGGCCAGGATTTCCTCGGTGCGACCTGTTTCCAATGGGGAAGCCACCACAGAGGTGGAGCATTACGACCCGATGGCCAGGGAAGTGCAGGAGGCTGTTGGCCTGGTGGTGGAGGCCAGGCGAAAGATCGAGGCCTTGAAACTGCGGGCACAGCGGATGATGGACCGTAAATCGATGATCGCTCTGGGTGTGGCGCTAGGTGAGCTCGACGAAGCCCATGAGGCGCTGACCAGCGGTCAGCTTGCTAGCACATGGGGGCGCAAAACGCAGAAAGTTGGGTGAAACTGTTGGAGAGATCGAAGGGGGGCTGGATGGCCCCCTTTTTTTGCCTCAAGCCACTGGCTTGGGTTGACGAGTTGCTCGCCGCCCTCGCTTGCGTGCCGGTGGTGCCGCTGGGGTGGGCGCGATCGGTTCAGGTGCAGCGGCCAGCAGCAGGACCGGGGCTGCCGGCTGCAGCAGCAGGGGCGCCATGGACCTGGGTCGAGGGGAGCTGCCAGTGGATCGAGGGGAGCTGATCACCGCAAGCAAGCCCGCCCATGGCCGGCGTTGGGTGAACTGGGCCCACTGGATCAAGACGATCGCCACAGCAACCAGCCGGCCCAAGAAACGGGCGATGGATTCGATTGCAGGAGCCCAGTCAGCTTGGAGCAGAGCCTTGAAGGTGTTCATGGTTCTTGGTGGTAATTACCAACCGGGGCCACTCAGGGCCTCTCCAGTTGGTTGAAAATGGTGCGTCGGATTTGCCGACTCCCCAAACATACCACCTCTAGCCACCGTCAGGACTGATACAATGGCGTGGCAGGCGGGGTGGTACCCACTGCACTAGGGGCGGTCGCCCCTGGTGGTGGGCAAAGCCTCTGGCGGAAACGTCAGGGGCTTTGCTTTTGGAGCGGAATCAGGGTGATCAGTGCTCCTGGCCTTTCATCACCAGCGCACCACCTTTTTTCAATCACGCAACCGACCAGGCGTGCGTCATCCTCGTAAGCCAAGTTTGAAAGGGCGTCTTCAGTGGATCGCTGGAGCTTGCTGGCGTCCGGCTTGACGCAGTGGAACATCGGCGCCCCCTTGCCGGTGGCGCTGGTCAGTGCCGAGTTTGTCGGCTTCAGGGTGCCGTCCTTGCGGTAGTGCCCTGCCGGTCGCTGAAACAGGAACACTGCCGACATCCGCACTGGGCCCCGGAGCAGGGGCACCTTGGCGGCAATAGCAGCATGGGCCACCATCGCCCGCCAGGGCTTGACGTTGGCGCATGATTCGATCATCACCCCCCGGCCCAGATGGATCTTGCTGCCCTGCGGCGCTGGCGCCATGCCCTCGACCCGAAAGGTAAAGGCCTCCATCAGAACGGCACTTCTTCATCGAATGCTGGGCCGCCGTAGCCTCCACCGCCAAGGTCATCCCGCCTGCTGTCCAGCAAGGTGAGTTCCTTGACGTTGAGAACCATCTTGCTTTTCTCTTCACCAGAAGCCCTATCGGTCCATGTTTCGCTTTCAAGCGAACCCGAAACAGCAACCTTGCTGCCCTTGCGCACATAGTTTGCTGCCACTTCAGCAGTCTTTCCCCATATCTTCAAGTTGAGCCAGAGGGGTTTTGAGTCACGCTTCCTGCCGTCGACGGCAATGCTGAACTCAGCAACCATTGAGCCAGATTCAAAATAACGAGTTTCAGGATCACGACCAGCGCGACCGGTGAAACTGCAGACATTGAGTGATGCCATGATGGTGAAGTTGTAAGTGAAAATTACAAGTTGCCGTGTGGGCCCCGGCGGGCCATTGATCAGGCAGCGGCAGTAATGGGAGCAAGGCCCCAGGCCAGCGGCGGATCGTCATCGCCTGATTCGGCAATCGAAGAAGAAGCCCCGGCGGCGTTCCACTTGGCCACCCATGCGGCCGACACACCAAGGTTCAAGATCTTGCCCTTGACAGCCTCATTCAGCCCTCCAATCTCTGCGGTTTTGCCTTTGCTGAGTTCGTAAGCCATCGCCCGCATCCCATCAGGGGTCATGCCTGCATCGAGGCAGCGCTTGGTGACGGCGGCGAGGGTGACTTGCCCTGGGACGGCGCTGGGCTGCTGAGCTTGTTGGGGCCTGGCGGATGGCGCCTGACTTGTCGGAGCCGCTTGCCTGGTAGATGTTCGCCGTGCTGGCGACTGATTAGCAGGTGCACTGCGGTCTGCGGCTTTCCCGTCTGAAGCTGATTCCGTTTGACGATGCGGATTCTCCACCGGCTCCTTGGCCCACAACTGCCATGCCAGGCCAAACTGAGCAGCGGCGGCTGTGCACAGGCAGCGCCGGTGGGTATCGGTTAGATCGCGAGCATCTACATTTTCCAGTGCAACGGCAACGTTGCGGTTGTCCATCACCGCCTGGGGAAAATCAGGCGTACAGTCACCACCAGGGCCCTGAAAGTAGCCAACCACGTAGCCGGTGCCATTGGGGGCACTCCAGACGTGCTGGCCGTTGGCGGTGGGCCGAAGGTGAAACTGCCAACCTGGCGCGTGTTCACGCAGAAGCTGGGCGGTGCGGCACCAGTTGACGTAATCAGCAGCGTAGGAGCCGGTGCCCTTTTTATCAATGTCGGCGCTGGTTATTACAGCGCCGAGGTTTGGTGGGGCCAAGGGCCCAGAAAGCTCAGTCATGGCGGTCGGATGGTGGTGGCGCCAGGGCGCTGGCTGTGGGGGCTGTGCCCTGGCTTTTTGATTTTAACCTCTCCCTGGGCCCTTTGGAAACCGCAGCGGCTAGGCTGGGAAGCGGAAGTCATTCCGGCCCCTCCCGTTGCGTTATGCACAAAACGCATAGCCATTGACCTTTCGCAACATTCTTGCGGGGGGGGGGGATCGATTCTCCTAGGAAAATTGTGCCAAATTCAATGCCTGCATCGCTCCAGCCCATCAGGATCCTCGCCGCTGACCAGGACCAGGCAGATGCGATCTGGCGGGCCCTATGCGAGCAGACCGCCATCACCGAAGCCGAGGTTTGGCTGGGGGGCTCCTACCTGTTCCACGTCGTCAGGCGCGGCGGCGCCCTGCAGACAACTCTGCGTGCAGATCACCAGGCCCAAACTCTCCCTCTGGGAGTGCTCGAAGAATCCTGACGGTTTCAGCCAGGAAAAACAGCTCCTTTTCCAGCTCTGCCTTCGTGTAGTCGGCGGTGCCCATGATCACGTTGCGCAGGTGCTCGCGGCGATCTCTTGAGGCCGTTGCCGGGTAGGCGGCCAGCACGGTTTCCAGGGCCTGCCGCATCGTCTGGCCATCACCCATCCGCTCCTGCGCCAGGCCGTCAAACAGATCGGCCAGGGCCAAGTTCATGGCCTTGGTTTCGCTGGGGCTAAGGTTGACCTCACCCAGGTAGGGCAGCACGAGGTAGCCGGCCTGCAGATCGCAAAAATCGGCGTAGTTCAGGGCCTCATCGGTGTGCTCAGGGTGGTGCAGCCAGATGGCATTTTGCAGCCATTCATCCTGGATGCGGTAGGCGCTGTGGGGCCCGTAGCGACGCAAGCACACCTCCGGGCCACGGTGCTGCCATAGCCATATCGCCATGTTGGCGCCCCCCAGGGCATCCAGGTTTCGGTGCGACGGCTTGACTACAGTCCCGTTGCGCAGGTGGCTTATCTGCGGTGAAGACAGCAGGCCCTTCTCGGACATGGCCCAGTCAGCGATGGATCCAAGCTGCTCATGGCTAAGGCCGGATCGTGCGAGCCAAAAATTGAGGACGGCGGATAGGTGCTGCCGGCCCTGCAGGTGGCGCCGCGACGCCAGCTGGCGGCCTGGTGGGAGGGAATCGGGCACGGTCGGCGGTGGTGGTGGTGGCAAAGTGGGCCAGTCCAGGGCCTGACGCAGGCAGGTGGTGGCTTTCATTCCCAAAGGGTACGCCAGTCATCAGGGAACAAACCGAAAGAATCGGCATCGATGGCTTAGCGCGGCGCCCTGGTTTCAAGGTTGCGCAAGCGCAGCGCCATGGTGCAGTTGCCGTAGGATGGCCGGGTGCTGGTCATGCCCGGAGGGGTATCCAGGCACAAAAAAGCCCCCCGAGCGACCAAACGCGGAGGGCTTTTGAAGTCCAAATTGCGGAATCATCCTACATGGCCCAAGCCCAAGATGCTGCCGAATTGGCAGCCAGTTTGACGCAACCAAGAATTACGCGACCACGGTTTGCCCAGGTGCCAATCGCCCTGCTCGAAGCCTGCGCCGATCGCAAAGGCACCCTTTTCGTCTATGCCTGGCTTTGGCACTACGCGGGCCAGGACGATCAGGCTTTCCCGTCCATCAGCCGGTTGGCCCTGGAGTGCCGGATGAAGGCCGAGGACATTCGATCAAGCCTTCGCTGGCTTGTGGAAAACGGCTGGATTAGCAGGGTGGACCGTGTTGGTCAGACCGCTCTTTTCCATGTGAGGTACGAACAGACCCCTCCCCCAAAAGGGGTATCCCTCCCCCAAAAGGGGGATCCCCTAAAAGGGGCATCCCACCCCTCCCCCAAAAGGGGTAGGGGACCCCTCCCCCAAAAGGGGGACCCTAACAAGAGGGATTTAACAAGAGGAATTGAACAAGATTTAGAACCCCCCTTACCCCCCAGTGGGGGGAGAGCGGGCCAGGACCAGCTCGAAGCGCTTGCGGTTGAGGTTTTGCCGAAGGTTGCTGCGGTTCCCAAAGCTCCGGAGGGCGGTATGGTTTCCGAACCACCACCAGCGCCGACCATGACCCCAATCAAGTCTCGAAGGCGCAGGTTTGAGCCCTGCGAGGAGTTGATCCCGTTTGAGCTGATGCCCGTAGCCCCAGAGATCCTGGGTTTCTGGGCCACCAAGGCAGGGGCCCGCACTGAGAGGGCCTGGGCCAGCCTGATTACCCAGCTCAGCCTAATCCAGGAAGACCCCCAGGGCGGCACCGAGGCCCTGCGATCGCAGCTTCAGCAGGGCATTGATCGCGCCTCGATCAAGCCGTGGATGAGCGTCACCCACTCCCTTTGGCGCACCTACGGCCTGCGGCTAGCCCAACAGCAGGCCGCCTTCAGCCGCAGGCAGACACCAGAAGAGGCAGCCATGGAATCCATCGCCTTCATCAAGGCCAGGGACGCCAAAAGAGCAGCCGCCAACGCTGGCGACCAGACCGTGGTCTGCGAGGTGCTCGCATGATCACCCTCGAGAACCATCACACGGCCCTGACGACGCTGATGCAGCTCCTGCCAATGAGCAAACAGCTCACCGGAGCCGCCATGACAATGGCCTGGGAAACCTTCCCCGAACGGGCGAAGTTCGACCTCACCGAAGAGGCCCTGCTGTTTGCCGTTCAGCAGCGCATGTTAGATCCCCAGCCACCCAGGGACGTGGCGCCTCACATTGCCCTTCTGCGCTACGTCTACCCCGTCAGTCGCGCCACTTGCCGTGTACGCGGGGAGGATGTGATCACTGATCACCCCATGATCGAACGGGGCCTACGACATGACCTTGCCCAGCGCATGGCTGACCCGGACCAGTTTCATGAACTGGTGCGGACACTGCCGGAGCAGGCGCCCCAGGAGGCACCGCGCCTTGTTGCAGGGCCAGAGCGACGGCAGCCGTGGGAGATGACCACGACCCAGCGGAGGGCCCATGTGCATGCAGTTGCTAATGCCGTTGCCAAACTGCGCAACAGTGGCATTGATGACAGCGTTTTAATTGATTCTTCTTTTGGTGAGGGGTGGGTTTTGAAGCAGCTAAAACTCGGTCGTTGGTCATTTGAAAAAGCATTACAGGGGCTTTGGCCAATAAATTTTGAGGCCTCTAAGCAAGCAGCTGCATGGGTTCTGCGTAATTCCAAATCTGCTGACGAGTTAATAGCTATTGCCTTGAGCAGTGAACTTCCCAATGTGGATCCTGGTCAAGTTGTGGCTGAGTTTGTCGGTGCCCGGTAATTGTTGCGCAATCGCACAACCGCTTTTCAAAAGCCGGCGCCATGCCTTACCGTTGCGCAACGGCAACAGCCGCACACCGCCACCGCCGACCGCACCGCCCATGACTGCCACCACCACCAATCTCGAAACCCTGCTGAGGCGCATCGCGTCGGCGGAAGAGCGCCTGAACATTGAGCCGCCACCAGCCCGGCCCGTTGATTCCGCCACTTGGGATGGCGTTCAGTTGCGGCTGGCTGCGCTGGAGGACATCCTCCTGGCCGCCGAAAATCAACCCGAGCCCGATCACATTGCCGATGCCGCTCTGGAAGCCGAGTACGTGGCCTGGCGCCGCGTCAATGGCTACCCAGAGCCCAGCCTGCCCCTGCGGCTTGACGTGGTGGCCTTCACCCGCCACTTCGTCAACACCCGCCACATGGGCCAGGGGGTGGCAGCGTGATGGCTCGCTCCCTGCTCACCATCGCCGAAGCTGCGGTGGCCCTGGGTGTCTCCGACCGCCATATCAAGCGCCTAGTGGCCGAGGCCGACACCAACCGCCGGAGCCGGTGGCGCTGGGGCCGGGAGCTGATCGACCTGGCGCCAGTTGCCAGTGCCAGGCGCACCGTGCGCGTGAACCTAGCGGCCGTGGCCCCTGGCTTGCTGCAGCCGTGATCAGCATGACAGAGGCTGAAATCGATAGGCTTGCAGATTGGGTCTGGGCCGAGTTGTGGCACCAGCACCGCCTAGCTAGAACCTCGGCCGCAACCGAAGTGCGGGACGCCATTGTGCGCGGCATCACTGCGGTCTGCGGCATCAAAACCAAGGGGAAGAAAGCCTTCACGAACAATGATTGGGTTTGGGACGAAAAACCTTCTATTGATGGTTGGTATAATTGGTGGTGGGATGTAGATAAAGAAGATAAAAGCTGTCTGGTTCCACGCGCTTTTATAGGGCCATTTTTTAGCAAGCAAGAAGCTGACGACTGGTTAAACCTCCATTGGAGCAAGGAGCAATTCATTAAAGACATAAAACGGTGATGGTGTTGGCCTGCATTTATCTGCTAGTCATAATTTTGATTATTTTCCCCGTTGCCATGTTGTGGCCTTTCAAGCGATGACCTCTCCTAGCGCCCGCTCCGCCGCTTCCGCCACCTGATGGGGCTGGATATGGGCCCGGTAGGTCTTGGCGTGTTGGGTCGCGGTGTGGCCCATCAGCCTGGCAGCGGTGTAGAGATCCAGCCGACTGCCCCCCTGGCGCCACAACCTGGCCGCGTAGGCATGGCGTAAGGCATAAGGCCGCCACGACAGGCCCTGGCGCCGCAACTCCTTGCTCAGCCACTGGCTCGTCGCATCAGGGCGATTGGTGCTCCCTTCCAGCCTTGGCCGCTGGCGTCGGTCACGCAGATCGAACCGTTCCACCCACTCACGAGGAACCGGGACAACCGTGCGAAACCCGGTTTTCGTGGCCTCGTTGACTTGGCATAGGTCCCGATCGATCAGCACCGAACCCTCGATCTCATGGGGCCTGAGGCCGTAGGCGGCCATCATCCCCCAGTACCAGCGGGCCGGATCCGGGGCCTCCTCCACCCACGCGATGATTTCCGCATCCGTGGGCACCGCCACCAGTTGGGCCTGGTGGTATGTGGGCACCGGCACTTCGGGGAAGGGAACCGCCACCAGGCGGGAAAGGTGCCGCAGCAAGTAGTACAGCTCCTTATAGCTGGCTGATCCCCTGTCGTAGCGCCCCAGGGCCGTTGCCAAGCTCTCGGTGGTGCATGCTCCTCCCTGGGGGACCTGCCGCAAGCGGCCCAAATAATTCACCTGCCAGGTGCTCTCCCCCGTGCGGCCCAGTACAACCCGGGCCCGATAAAGCCGAGCGATGGCCTCGCGCCAGGTGATCGCTCCGGGGGCCTCGTCAAGCCAGTAGGCCCACTCGAAGGTGCCGGCGACCAGTTGCCGCTCCAGGGTCGCCAGTTGCTTGGCCGCTGCCCGCCGGTTGATCGGGGTGTCGTCCAGCTTCAAGGAGATCCTGGTTTGCTGCAGGCCGGGGCCCCCATTGCGCCGGGGCAGCTTGGCCAGCAGGTAGAGCCTGCCGCGCTGGGCATTGATTGAGGCCATGGTGGGGTGCGAATACGACGCGTCCGTTTTGCCGACTTGAGCATGATGCACGAGCCGTGCATAACCGACGGATTCCGAGGCCCTTTCAGTCCCTTCCTGTCACTTGGAGGGATGGCGGCGCACACTCCAGATCGCTGTCAGGGTCCGCATTTTGACTCAAACGGCAGGCCAGGACAGCCAGATACAAATCCTCGTCAATTTCGCGGATGTCGTAGTGCGGCCTCAGTCGTGGCAGGGTTTTTCGGCGGTGGTTCATAGGGCGCCCATTTTGTGGCCCCCGGAAACCTTCAGCAGATGGCGCCGATCCCGTGACTTCAAAGCCCCTGGTCCCCGTTCAGGAAGTCGTGGTCGTCGCCGGTCAGCCAGTCTGGCGCCTCTGCGCCGGAGATCATTGCGTCGAGTCACACTCTGGCGCCGGTGCGTGGAACAAGCTGCGGAGACTTTGCCTCGAAAAAGGGATCGCCTTGGCCGTCACGGGCGTCTCAGAGCCCACCGTGGGGCCATCTCCGCTGCCTGACCCTGGGGTTTAGGAGAACAGCCAGGCCCAGCCGCTGGCGGGGCCCTCCGGGAGCCACCTCGGGTTCAGGTTGCGGAAGCTGTAGTGGAGCGCTTTGCCGGTGCTACCCCCTGTCCGCAGCCATTGGCCATTGATCAGGTCCAGCTCTCCGTATGGGTCGTTCACGAGGTAGCTGGTCGCATTGAACCCATAGGCGGTGATCCAATGGCCGCCGCCGGCCGGTGCGCGCACGGGGCCATGATGCAGGACTCCCATTGCCACCGGCAAGCCGGCCCCTATCTCCGCCTGAACCTGGGCAGCGGTGCAGTCCTGCACGAAGCGAGCCTTGACACCCAGGGCCTTGAGCGCGGCCTGGTGCGCAACCTGGCTGGTGGTGTCCCCGTAGCGTTGCACCACCCTCAGGTAGTCGGTGTCGTCGTGGATGCCGGCCACACCCAGGTAGGAAAGGCACATGGCCAGGGACGACGTTTGGCACTGCCGCCACCCCTCGGGGCCGTTGTCAAGTTGCGGAAAATACGGGAAGCCGCTGAGGGGGTTTGAGGATGGCCTGGCGGGGGCTTGCTTGGCCGGAGGGTCAGCCCTAAACAGTTCCGCAAATTCCGACACCTGGGGTGCCGTCAGTTGTTCCTGGAGCCAGTTCCAGGCCGCCTGTTGGTGCGGAAGGATTGGGGTGGTGGTAGCCAGTGCCGCCGCATCAAGCCGAATCGAAGGGGCCATTGATCAGTTCATGCTGCCCCAGGTTTCCCGGCAAGCTGACGCAACACCAGCCGCCGCCGTGCCAACAGCCGCTATCTCCTGGGACCTGGAGCGGGTTTTTCCGTTGAAAGGCAGGCGGCGCCTTGGGATCATGGGACGTGCTTTTGATCTGCTGCCAGGGGGCACCATGTTTTCAGCCGCTTGCATCCATCGCGGCATCGTCGGCGTGACGGTCAAAATCATCAGCAGCACCAAAGCCGAGATCGTCAATTTCGAGCCGATCATCATTGCCAGGGCGGACACGACGGCGGAGGATCTGGAGCCCTGGCAGGACGAGTTGCTAGAGGCTTTTCACGCCCAACCTGTTTAGGGCGACCCCCTATCCTGCAGGGCCACACCAAGGGCCACGTTTGCGGCGCCACTGAGGGCCGCCATGGCATCGGACCGGGGGGCCCGGCACGCTGCACCACCCTGACCACGCAGGCACGCGGCCCAATCAGCAACGCCCACACTCGCGCTGGCTAGTAGGCAGAGGCCGGCAAACAGCAGGCAGGGGCCAAGGAATTTGCTCATAGCTTCCCCTGCCTCAATCGCTCATCATGCTCATCTGTAATTTTTTCCAGATGATTAAACCGTCTTTCGCTGTGCTCGATCCAGATCCCAATACGGGCCTCAAAGCTCCCCAGGCCCTTGGCGATCTGATAAAGAGCCTTGACGCCACTTCCGCAAATTGCGGTGGCTAATGCAGCAAGAGCGATGGCGGCTTCTGGTCCCATGGTAATTCTTTGCAGAGCTGATAGATCCATTTTAGATTGCCGAAATGGCGGCAATATAGGAATTATTCAGGCTGCGCAGGGTGGCAGACTGGGCCGTGGTAAGACCGGCTCCTCTGGTAAAGATCTGGAGAGACATCGCGCTAAAGTATTGTGCGGTTCCGTTAACATTTAACGCATATAGATAAGGCGAGCCTGTGATAAAGGTTGGAGATACGCTAGAAGAATTGCTAGCTGTTGTGCCGTTGTAGTCAATAAAGGCGGCATTGATCGCGGTCCTGGAACCACATAGATAGCCACTGGCACCTAGACCAGTGGATAGATTTGGAAATTGACCAAACACGTAAGTACCAGACCGGAAAGCTCGGTTAATACCAGCGGCCCCGAATGAATCCAGTGATAATAAGCTTGCACTAGAGCTGCCATAAGAACCAACGGCGATTCTATCTCCGCTGGTTTCCATGCCGCCGCTACAGGTGACTGAAAAGTGATGCGAAGTAGTGTTAATTGAGTTGCTTGCTGTATTGATGCTTAAGTATTTGCTTGCTCCGTTTCCTGGTAGTCCTAGTTTCTGGTTGTAATCACCAGAACCAAAGCCATTATTTGTTGGGCTAGATCCCTTGGCAGCCGTCAGCGCACCAGCCAGCGTAAGTGGACCACAAAAGAGGTAGATCTGATTGACCAGTGTCCAGAGGCTGTTTGACTTCAGCCCTTGGAAATATGTGTCCACCGCCTGCTGCACGATGGCGCCAGGAGTAGCAACGTCCGCCGTTGCCAGCGCCGACAGGTAGGCGATGGCGTCGGTGTCGGTTGGGGTGTAGCTGGCTGTACGGCGGCGGTAGATGATCTGCATGGCTCGATTAGGTGCTCCCCTGGCGGGGGTGATCCAGGAAGGCGCTAGATGCCGGTGATCCATCCGTCCTCTGGGTGAAAATCAATAAACCCAGTTTCACCGGCGGCATCAATTTCGGCATTTAGTTTTGCAAGATTGGCGTCATTGGCAAACGAGGCCGCAATTAACTGCTCATGTCTATTTACAACGTCTCGATACTGCTGAAGCGTGTTCTGTAATTGCTGATTATTTCTAGAGAGTTGCTCTTTAGCGTATGCAAGCTTTTCTGCGTAGCCGCTTTCCTGGGGCCATAATTGTCCATTGGCTTGGTTATAGTAGCCCTTTACAAGTACGCGCAATTCATCGGAGCTACGTCGCTTGGTGACTTCAACCTTGAAATACCGGCCTTGAGGGTGACCAGCTGGGGGCTTCGGGCTGAATGCCTCCAGTCGCCAGCCGCTTTTCTCGTTGTCCACAAAAAGCAAACGCTGATCAAAGTCGACGCCATGGAATGGCTCCAGTTCGTAGTAGTCGCTTGGCATATCATGAGGCGCTCCCAAATTGAAAGGCCACTTAACCCCGGCAGGCTTTAGAACCTGACCATTCTCAACCGGGACATAGCGTTTAACGCTATCGCCCTCGAAAGGGCCGTCAACGTAATACTCAACCTTGGTAATTGGATTGTTGGCGGTTGTGGTCATGTTCAGGAATAGCGAACGACGATGGTGAGGATGTGGCCCTTGGCGCCGGTGCCAACGGCGTTTAGATCAACGCCAACAGAATCACCGGCGACACCAGTGAGCGTGCCGGTAAGATTTGCGGAAACATCGATGTAACCAGCCGACGCAGCAAGAACTGCGTTACCCGTTAACAAGCTGGCCTTAGTGCCCGTGCTACTTGGCCGCAGGTAGGGCATGGCCTGGCTAGATGTGCTGCCAGTTGTTGCGCACTCCCAATAGCAGCCAATTACAATAAAAGCACGGTGAATCCTTTTTTCTGCTCTATTGCTTCCAGTGGTTCCTGTTTCATCGTTATTTGTGCATACAAGAGCGATGTGATCGATGGGCACCAGCGACCCCGATTGAACCGAAAGCCCTCCACCTGCCCCAGCCACAGCCAGCGTGCCAAGGCCCAAATTGGTCCGTGCCGCTGCGGCGTCGGTAAGGTTTGACAGATTACCCGTGCCATAGAGCAGAACCTGCTCAGTGGCCGTGGAATCTCGGTAACGGAGCTGATTGACGACCCGATAAACGTGGCCGGCTGCCGGGGTGCCAGGGGCGGCAGCCGGCAACAGCATGGAAGAGGAGGCCACCAGGGCGGTGAAACTCCCGGCTGCTGCAGCCGTGCCGCCGATGGGGCCAGGGGAGGCGGGATCAAATGCCGTGGGGCGTCCAGACAGGTCGCCATAGGCGCCGGTGGTGGCGACGGTGGCCAGGCCCGTGATTGTGCTAGCCGCCTGCGTGCCGGTATGGTTGGCCCTGGATATGTAGTAGGACGCATTATTGGCCCCCAGTGCCGTCAGATTGGCGCTCAGGGGCTGGTAGGTGGATGCTGCAGCGCCTGTGCTCAGGGCGTCGGTGATGCCATACCCAGCAACGCTCGTAGGGGTGCCGGTGATGGTTGACCAAGCCTGGGAGTGAGAGGCCGCAGCAAAGTCACCAGTGGCCGCAGTTGCCGCCGACCCCAGTCCCAGGGCCGTCCTCCCATCTGCCTGAGTGGCAGCAGTGGCCAGGGCACGGCCAACCGCCGAGGAGTTGGCCTGCCACCATGCGGCTGCGGCCTGGAACACCCGCTGGGGCGTGAATGCGAAGCGGCTGGTTGACGTGCCGGCCTCGGCCTGAGCCTGGGTGACAGTGGCAGCGGCCCACTCGCGGGAGTTGCTCAGCCGTGCGTCGCTGCCCAGCACCACCTGAGTTGCGCCGGCGTCGCCCGTGGCGGGCACGTCGCGGGATGCTGCGGTACCAAGGTTGTTGACCTGATCTTGCGATACCAACTCATAGGCGTAGGGCGTACTGCCGGCCTTCCGCACGAACTTGCCCGCATCCGCCGTTCCTGCTGGTAGGCCGACCCCTGGGGGTCCTGTGCCAGTGGTGACCTGGATAACGGTTGGGCAGGTCATGCGTCCCTCCTGGCGGGCCTGGCGGCCACGGTCACGGGCAGATAGGCCAGGTGGTGGTCATCGGCTTGGACGTTGCCTGGGGCCACCATCAGGACATCCAAAAACCATCCCTTCGTGACCTTGAGCGAATTGACGACTGCCTCTGGCACGATCACATTCACAATTCCATTAATGGCATCCACCACGGTGGTCAGCGCATAGCTCGTCCGTCCCTTCTCATCGCTCAACACAGCATTCACGTCCCACGATGGGAACGGCCACGGCTCCGTCATGGCACCGTCATTGAACAGTTCAAACTTGACCAGTCCATCGAGCCCCTGCTCCAAGGTGATCGCTTCGCTTTCGACCCAGGCCACAGCTCACGCCTCGCTGCTTCAGCTTTCCGCCCACGCTTCATCTTTTGCCGTTGCCGGGTCGTCTGCAGCAAACCGGCCACCCTTCACCCGTTCTCGCTTGCGGGCCGACGGCGGGCGCACGGGTTCCTCGGCCGCCTTCTGCTGCGGTGGTTGCGGGTTAATGCCGTATCCAATCGGGAAGTTCATCAGGCCTCAAATGAAAAGGGCCCCGAAGGGCCCCAGGTGAACACGAATCGCCTAGCGACTCACTCGCCGGGAACCAGGTACACCGTGTTGGTGCCAGCCGGAGCGGCAGCGCCATTGGTCACGGTGCCAGTCGCCGAAGCGCTGGTGATGTTGCTCTGGGTCGAGGCGTAGCTGAAGGTGGTGGAGGCCACCGCCGTGATGGTGAAGGTGCCATTCACCAGCGGGTTGCTG